TCAATATTCTGGATGATTAATATCTGGCGTATATCCGGGTTTACGATGAAAGTGGAACTAATTTTATCCACCGCCGGCGCTGGATGAATGCACCTGCAGGTGAAGCGGCCTATACGTTAAAAACAGATTCAATGCAGCGGATTACTGCCGAATTTGGAGATGCCCAGCGTTGCGGTACCACGATACAGGCCAACACAGTATTAAATTTTGAGCTCACTGAAACCGACGGCTATATTGATACCAGCGTATTACGTGAAGCCGCTTTATCTGAGCTGGTTACAGCAGATGAAGGAAAGATCCAGATTCTATTTAAAGCAGGCGGCCTGGTCCGTGCCGGTGCAAATCCGCTGAGCATCGCTCAGCTAAAGCTTTTGGCAAGTTATCCGACACATGATGATAACGCCGTCTTCTTATCTGATTTTAACTATGCAGTCCAAAAAGCCTTTATGAGCCGCTGTCACTACATTGCAGTCTGGAATGAAGCACAGCAAGAGAAATATTACGGCGCCACGCTGGACGATATTAATCACTTAAATATTGCTTTTGTACCTAGAGTGACAGCTGAAGCCGTTCAACTGGCCCAGGATATAAAAAATCATATTGCCCATTTAGATGGCTTGTACGATGGAAAAGTTAAAGAAAGGCCCGTACAGCAGCGGCCCTTTCAGATCACCATTAATGCAAAGCTGGCCCCAGTACATAACGTTGAATCAGTGAAGCAGGAAATAAAAAATCTTCTACTTTCAAAATATGGCCAAGAGACAATCGCAAGCTCTTATTTCATTGCAGATGGGTTTAATTCGCAAGAAATTTCTAAGCTGATCCGGGAGAAAGTCGCTGCATTTCAGGACCGAATTGCTGATTTCCGACTCGACATTGAGGATCTGGCCAGGAACCCGATTAAACCGCATGAATGGGTATTTATGACTGATAGCAGTATCGAGATTAAGATTCAGCGTAGTGCTTCATCGGGAGAGGCATTATGGACTTATTAGCGCCGCTTGTTCATTCACATACTGCAAATGAGCTCGAAGAAGCCCTGCAGAGTATCTATAGCAAAACATTTTTAGAGCTTTTTGAAGAAGATTTAAAGAGCTTATTTGACTACAGCGTGCCCCACATGGCCGGTCCCAGTGTTGTAGAACGGTTCACCAAACAGGATGGGCTGGTGGTGTTGCGTCGTCCGGGAACCAGTGAAGCCATCATGCGGGTCATTTATGCAAACTGGAAAGCATTAGGGTCTAAGCGTGGCCTGGCATTTTTAGAGTTTGTTTTAAAAATGATTTGGCCCGGACAGTACAAATTACGGCGCTTATATCACTCTAAAGTGTATGCCAGCAGTTACCCAGCCCGCCTGACTTATACGCAGTCTAGCGATACGTTTCTCACTTCACGTTTACACGTTTCAATGAGTCCAGATATTGATTTAGAAGAGCTGGCCGAACTTGCCCCGACACTGGCAAAATTAGTCCCTGCAAATCTGGTACCCAGTGTAGCAATTGAACTTGAAGTGAATGATATAGAATTAAAACTTGCTGCCGGTGTACAGCCTGCTCTTATTGGTAATTTTGAACCAGAAGAGTGGTAAGTTGCCGGCAGTTTACCAAAGGGCTTTAAGCCCTTTTTTGTTTTTGGGAACGAAAAAAATTAGCCCCTTTTTTAGCCTTCACACTTTACGCATGATTTAACTAACCGAGATCAATCATGCGTCAAAAATTTTACTCCACCCCAGCCGAATTACGCCGTGATTATGAAGTGGCCAAAGGTCTGGGCGCACCCATGCTACAGTGTAATGCCATGCTGGTACCAGAAATTGCACCAGAATTACGACTACTTTTTAAAAGCTATCCCCGACCAATATTGACCAATAACGATAAGGCAGAAGTGGCCTATGCAGGTGGTCTAGCAGCGCATGTTCCTGGCACTATTAAAACTTCTTATGAGGGCGCATATACTATCATTGAAACCGAAAAGGGCATAGTGTCTGATTTTGCTGACCTACTTGCCGCCAATAACGGCACTACAAACTGTCTGGTTTACGATGGACGTTATGATCGTTGGACCAAAGTACACGAATTAACTGATTGTGCTTTGACTTTAGAACCAGGCGAAGTTGATGCAGAAAGCCGGTCACAAATTATGACTATCAGCGGAAACATGAGCTATATGTTCTTTGGCCAATCTTCATCTGCAGGTATTGTTTCTAATGCCGTGGCTGGTGGTATCCAGATCCAAGGCACAGGAAATAGTGAATTGCTGACGAAAGCCCAAAACCTCTTAAATCTGGTTAAAACCGGTGTAGACGTATCCAACTCAGTTAAGAATTTATTTTAAGTGAGTTAATTATGACGACAATGTTAAGCCAGATCGATGTTTTGAATATTTACCCATCAAGCCAGGCGGGTACTATACAAGAACTAGCCCTAGGGTTATTTGATCTGCTCACATTGTCGGGCTATTCACTGAGCCAGGACGAGATTGAAACTCTTATCCTGGCTGAGTGCCGTTACTATGCGGGATGGGCAGCTTTTCAAGCCCAAGAAAAAGCAAAAGTAGCATTAGATTCCAGCCTGACAATTGAGTGTTTTGAATGGTCCATACTTGAGCCAGTTATACGTGCTCATTGTAATGTAGTCGAGGCGCAGCGGATCGAGGCGCTAAAAAGCCTGGGTGGTGCTGAATTTGGTTTAAGTGCCAGTGAAGCGAGCCAATTGTATTTAGAGGAACGTGCAAAACTGCCACAACTGGCATGTATTGAGCCTCCTTTTTCCCTAGAACTTGATTAAGGGAAAATTATGCTTATCCAGATCGCGAAAAATGGCCAATCTATTGGTATGCAAAATATTATAGCGGCAACGTTACGAACGGATTTAATCCCCGTACCCGTAACCTTGGAAGCTACAATAAAAGTTGAAAATGATATTAAGGATCTGATTCATAACGGCGCAGTTTTACTGGTAAGTGACCAACATATTCCAGTGACTATCGTTAAGTTAAATGAGATCCGGACACAAACAATCCAGGATGATACTCGCCTAAAATACTTCTCGATTATTGCAGTTTTACAAGGCTGTGAATCTTTAATAGATCCTCAAAGCAAATTAATCAGCCTGGAAGATTCAAGTTTTGCAGCTGTATATAAAGCATGTGGCTGTAAAGTGCCGGTGGGCAATAATATTTCTTTGATGAAGTTTTCTAGTCCTTACGGCGTTTTTGCAACGTATGAAATTGCTAAGCGCTTGCAAGAAGAAGCCGCTGTAATTGTTTACCGTGATAAGAAACTCAATATCATGCGATTACAACAACTTTTCAAGCAAGAGCCAGTAACCATGCTGGATAGCGGCGCCGTATCCTGGATTGATAACCCGAAAATTGAACAAAGAGAAGTACCGTCATTTGTAAGCGTAAGTGAGGACGGGCAGATCATTGAAGATAGTTTAAAGAACAATGCACCTGGTTATTATTATCCGGGCCTTGATGCTCGCCGCCTGAAGAATCTTAGAACCGTTCTAGTTACCCGTGGCATGATTACCCGTGCGCTAAGCATGAATCTAAATGCTGGGGATATTGTGCTTATTAATGATACTAAATACATCATTTTGACCGCAGCCCATCACTTTGAGTCTGGCGCCGTGGGTGGCGCTACAGCTCATGCCACAGTCATGTGGCTTGCCACGTTAAGCGGGGAATAATATGGATAATTTACTTGGCTTTTTCCCTGGCAAGCTGCTGAGCTATAACAAAAATACCAAACGCGCACAGGTTAGTATTCCGCCTTTTACAAAAGGTTCAGATGAAGGTGTAACCGCAAGGCTGGCATATCCAGTAGGTGATGATGATTTAGACACAGAACTTTCAATTAATGGCCAGCCAGATATTTGGGTATTTTTTGAAAATGGCCAATTTAGTGATCCCGTCATTGCTTTTTTCAGGACACACGGCGAAGGCAGTCTTACAGATATTCGCCGTTTACGTCATAAGAAAATCGAACTTATTGCAGAAGAGATCCTACTGGATGCAAAAGTTATCGTCACAAAAGACGTAAAAAGTACCGGTGATGTGGTTGCAGGCGGCGTATCTCTTATGTCACACCCCCATTCAAACGTAAAAGCTGGACCAGATAATAGTGGGCCACCAGTCGGGGGAACAGCCGGCAATCCAGGAACTGGGGAAGGTGGTGCAACAGATCCAGGAACTGGGGAAGGTGGTGCAACAGTACCGGGAGAGCCTGGCCCTCCTGGTCCACCAGGGCCACCGGGGAAAGATGGCCAACCCGGTAAAGATGGCGCACCGGGGAAGGACGGCCAGCCAGGTAAAGACGGCGCACCGGGGAAGGACGGCCAGCCAGGTAAAGACGGCGCACCGGGGAAAGATGGCCAACCGGGTAAGAACGGCGCACCGGGGAAAGATGGTATAGGTGTGCCAGGCTTGCCAGGATTACCCGGAAGAGATGGCCAACCCGGTAAAGATGGTACGCCGGGGAAAGATGGCCAGCCAGGTAAAGACGGCGCACCGGGGAAGGATGGCCAACCGGGTAAAAATGGTAAAAATGGCCTTTCTGCTTATCAATCTGCCGTTTTAGAAGGTTTCCAAGGAACCCAGGCTGAATGGGTGAAAAGCCTAGAGCCTAAAGTGACGGTTTACAATCAAGCAGGTTTACTAGCGACCGGATCAATGAAGATCTGGCGGGACGTGATACCTTCAGCAGAAAATTGGTCATGTGATTATTCCAGCGCCGGCTTTACAACCAGACCAATGATAATGGCTAGCCCAGTGGGAACAGAGCCTTTTATTGTTCACGTAGATTCACTAAATGCGAGTCTAACTGAATGTCACGGCCATTCTAGCCATTCTATTCCAGGGGGCCAGATTGATATTTTTGTGATAGGAATATGAAAAAACTAGGGTGTGTTGACACTTTTAGCTTAAAAAAATAGCGAAGTAGTAAAATCAAATCACCAAACCCAATTTTACTATTCGCTATGCCTCGTACCATGCTGACAGATCAACACTGGCAAAAGTTGAAAGTTATTCAGCGTAATTTATCCATTCACCACAACTCAAATTTACGCAATTTTATTGAAGCTATTCTCTATAGAATTAGAACAGGCTGTCCGTGGCGAGATATTCCTTCTTGTTTTGGTCATTCAAACTCTATTTTCAAACGTTTTAATCGTTGGTCAAGCAGCGGTAAGTTACTTAGATTATTCAAATTACTAGCCTCATGCCCCGATATGGAGTGGATTTTTATTGATGGCTCTCATGTACGTGCTCATCAACATTCTGCCGGCATAGCGAATCAATCTATTTCTAAAAGTGTAGGAGGAAACTCCTCAAAAATACATTTGATTGTTGATGCACATAGCAATCCTATTGATTTCATGATTACCGATGGAACCACACATGATGTTAAAGTTGCGCCTGATTTAATATCAACATTAGATTTAAAAGAGACAAAAGTGGTATGCGCAGATAAAGGCTATGATTCAGAACCACTGCGTGAACAGATCAGGAAAACAGGGACTAAAGCGAATATACCAAAGAAAACGAATAGCCAATCGAACAATGACCATATGGACTGGTATTTATATAAAATCAGGCATTTAGTTGAAAATATGTTTTGTAGATTAAAGCAATTTAGAGAAATAGCTACTCGATATGACAAGCTCAAAAGAAATTATCAAAGTTCTGTTGCCTTAGCCTGTATATTTTTATGGCTACCTTTATAGGGTTAATTATGAACAGTAAGTATCAACAGACCCTAATCATTTACTCGATTTTTGACATATTTTTTAGTGAATTACGCAAGTACTATATAAATTTATTTTTTAAACACTCGGCTCCCTTATTTCATACATTAATTTACAGCTCTAGGTCAGGTTATAAGGCTCTAATAAAAAGGCTTATTAATAATCAGCAGCCTTATTTGAGACTATTTATGTTGAACTAGAGAGGAAATCCGCATGCGTGCTCTTACCTATCATGGTGCTCGGGATGTACGAGTTGAATCTGTTCCAGATC